GGCAACTCTGCTTTGACTAGTACTGGTCAAGTTATCACAATGCGTAGCAGTCAATACAAATATTCTTCTTCAGGTATCAAAGTATCTAAAGAAACAATGAATGCTATTCAACAGAGATTGGGCGGCAAGATTGATCTAGAAAATATTATCGATAAGTTCGTACAAGCCAACTTACAGATATTAACTGAAGCACCTGAGATGATGAAGTCGGGATCAGGGGCATTAGAAGGTACAAAGATACTTTCTGTTCAAATTGCTGGTCCTGTTATAGGACCATACGGTACTGCTGATAACACTTATGCAACGGCAGACCAAGACCCAACTGCGGCAGGATTCACAGGTACAGAACCCTATGGTCCTAACACAATGAACTATCGTGCAGACTGTGATCCTAGATTCCAGTATATTGCAAGATCAACACCAAGAGATTTCGGTTATACAACAGGGTACTTGACAGGCGAGGGGACTGCACCAAACGGTTTACCAACTGGCGCAGGCTTAGCGTTCCCTCAAGACCCGCAAGTAGGCGACTACTTCTTACGTATAGACTATACACCAAACGTCTTGTTCAGATGGGACGGGCAATTGTGGTTAAGAGTAGGTGAGAATGTCAGAACAGATACAGGTTACACTGCTGGAGATACATCATTGCAATCAGGATTTATTAATAACCAAGATGAAATCTTTGTAAATAATGAAGGGACTGAAGTTCCGTCAGCACAACCTCTATCATCGATGTTGCAGTTGGCACCTGATCCTATTCCACCAGAAGAGTAATTTATGGCACAGTATTTTTACGACAATCAGATACGCAGATTCTTGTTACAGTTTGCAAAAATTTTCAGCAATTGGTATGTTACCAAAGGTAACGACCCTAACGGCAACCCAATCTTAGTTAGAGTACCAATCATGTATGGTGATGCAAGTAGACAAGCATCTACTATCATAGCCAACAACTCTGCTAGTAACATGCCTTCTGCTCCTCTGATAACTTATTTCATCAACGGTTTAGAATACGATCAGAGACGCACACAAGAGCCGTACTTCGTTGAAAAGCAAAACATTAGACAACGTACATACAATCCTGAAACACAGTCTTATGACACTACACAGGGGCAGGCCTTCACTGTTGAGAAGTTGATGCCAGTGCCTTATACATTGCGTATTCAAGTTGACTTCTGGACTACTAACTATCAGCAAAAGTTAGAGTTAGTAGAACAATTAGGTACGCTTTTCAACCCAAGTTTAGAGATTCAAAGCACTGATAACTTTATCGATTGGACTTCGTTGAGTGTCGTATATCAAGACGGTTTGACATTCTCGTCACGTAGTATTCCTCAGGGAACAGGCAACCCTATCGATGTGATGTCTTGGAAATTTTATATTCCTATCTGGTTGACTACATCAGCCAAACTAAGAAAATTTGGAGTCATTCACAAGATCATCACTTCTATCTACGAAGGCAGAACTATCCAAGATATGCAAGATGATGATCTATTGCTTGGTACCCGTCAAAAGATTTCTCCATACGGGTACAAATTATTATTGATAGGAAACTCATTACAGTTATTACCACAGAAGGAACCTTTCTATCCTTCCAATAGTAGCTTAGATAGACCTACAAACCCCGACACTGACATTTTCTGGCCGTCTCTACTTAACTTATATGGAGCATATAAACCGGGATTGTCACAAATTTGGTTAGAAAATCCATATATGGATAATGAGATTGTAGGTACGATTGTAGTAGATCCTCTGGACGAAAGGTATCTAATTTATGATATCGATCCTGATACGTTACCCACTAATACACTAGAACCAGTAGATAGTGTAATCAATCCCCAATTGACAGGGCCAAACTCAGGATTGCCTGGCCCTACACCAAACAAACGTTATCTTCTAGTAGAAGACATCGGTACTGATACGTCATCATGGGGACTTATGTTAGGTAGTGTTTCTGGTATATCAGCTACCCCCGAGACGATGCCTATCACTGCTGGAGTACCTGGCGGCTATTACATGATTGCAAATCCCGGTAGCACTGACTTCACGGCATTAGGCGCCGGAGCAAATACAGCAGGTACTATCTTTACTTTAAATAATGTAGAACCTGCAGGTACCGGTACAGTATATAAGATTGAAGATGCGTCAGCTAATGATATCATTCAATATAACGCTGATATCGGAGCTTGGTTTATCGCATTTGATTCTAGCGAATATCCAGACGATGTACAATACGTATTGAATTTGACTACTCAAATACAATACAGATGGGCTCCCACTCCCCAAGAACCCGGCAATGTGCAACCTGCACAAGAAGCACAGTGGATGAAGTCTTATGAAGGATATTATAACGAAGGTGATTACAGCATAGTTATTTAAGGGGTAGTTTATATCCGCTAAATAATTTTATGATCATCCTCAATCAGTCCGCAGGGATATTCTTTTATAACAAGACCACAAAACGGTATCTTTATCTTCTTAGAAATGAGCCGAAGAACCCAACATGGTCTATCCCCGGTGGTAAGATAGAAAAGAATGAAACTCTTTTAGCTGGATTGAAACGAGAGTGTTTAGAAGAAATGAAACACTGGAGCGATGACTTTAAACTAATTCCTATACAAAAATTTGTCAATAAAACATTTGCATATCATACTTTCTTTTGCCTCGTAGAAGAAGAATTCATACCTCAATTAAATCATGAACATATAGGTTATGCTTGGGTTGGTAATCACATGTATCCAAAACCCCTGCACCCCGGATTGTATTCTACAATCAATATAGAAACAGTCACAGAAAAAATGAGAGCCTTGACTGAATGACAAAGAAAATGATAGTGTGTGGAGATAGCTACATGACTCCAGCGGTTGCTCATCCAAACACACATTTTGCTGAATTAACTGCTAAAGTATTAGACTATGAATTAATAGTATACTCCCGCGGAGGCATGAGTAATCTAGGAATATGTCTTCAAATAGAAGAAGCTGTATCTAACAAACCTGATTTGATTTTATTTAACACTACTAGTTATGACAGAACTGAAATACCTCTTAAACCGCCTTCAGAAGAATGTTATGATTATACTATGCAAGACATTATATACAGGGAAAGAAATTCATTTAGTACATATTCCGGAATAACAGGTAAGAAAGGACCTAACCTAATATCAGATAGCATGTACAGCATATTAACATATAATTTATACGATGATATTCCAGATATAGATTATAAAACAGAAGGAATAAAAAAATATTTTGAAACTATATATGATTTCGGCTGGGAGAGGATAAAGGACATGATGTGTCTTTATGCATCAATCCACAAATTACATGAATCTAAAATACCTTACGTGTATAACTTCCCAGAAAACGAAATCTTAGAATATTGCCCTTTTATCGATGAGAAGTTTACGTTATTAGATAAGGCAAATGATTTGCCGGTAGGCGTCAAAGATCCGGGATATCATACTACTATAGAAAGTCAATATCTAATGAGTAGAATGTTAATAGATTATCTAGTCGAAAGATTCAAATAAAAAGGAAGGGTCTTGCGACCCCTCCATAATCTAGATTTCTCTAAATTTAATGTACAAAAAATGCTTGAAAACCTGAGTAACCTAAGCTACCTAGAGCAATCCCAGCACCAATAAGCATCCATCTCCACTTTTCTAATCCTGCAATTTTCTTAGCCATCTCATTATGTGAATCTAGATTTGACTTTTGAAAATCACGAATCATTTGTTGAGTACTTTCTGTGTGCTTATCCATCTTATCTGACACATCTTTAACCTGTCCTTTCAATTCGATAATTTCTGTATCGAATTTTCTGTCTAGATTTTTAAATTCAACTTGCAATACGGCAATTTCTGCATCATATTTTTGAAGTTGACGTTGTGCTTGAGACTGTGGCATGACTTACCCCCTATTAACTGCTTGCGATAGTTACGACTGGGTAAGGAACACCATTTGCGGCATCTGCGGCTTCTGCTGAACCAAACGTTAAGAACGCGGGATCAGAACCAGCTAATGTACCGTCACCGAATAGTTCACCGTTGTGATCACTAAAGCTGAAAGCACCTGTGTTAGCACTGTTAGCATAAGTTGCTTGTACGCTGAATGTATTTGGTAATAATGTAGTACCATAGTCTGCTGTAAATGCCTGAACTTCTAAGCCGGTTGTTGCACCGTGAATCAAGTATTTGGTTTTACCTTTTTGTCTTACGACATAACCAGCTTCTTCGTCACCATAGACCCATTCAGATCCAGATACGTTTGCGCTAGCGTTTGCAAGAAATGTTGCGAATACTGCGTTAGCATTAGCGATATCATCGATAATACCTAAGAATGTGCCGTCTGCTGTAGTTACGACAGAACCATCTGAAAGAGTGTTTGCAAAGTCAGTGCCTACACCATCTAAGTTTGGACTATCATCTGCACATGATATTGTGCCGTCACCAGCAATACCGATCACAGCAGTGATCAATACTTGATTACCATAAATTGCTGTGTCTCCACCAACGATACCATAACCTGAAGCGTTTGAGTAACCTGAGTCAACAACGTTGACTGAAAGTGCTACTGAACCACCTGAAGTAGTTGAAAGAGTTGGTGATACTTGTGGTTGAACTGAAGGATGATTTACTAGTGCTGAGAAAGTTGTTCCTGAAAGAATTTCTTTGACCCAGTAAGTAGTACCTGCTACTAAACCACCTACGTTTGATGCTACTACGAAACGCATGCCAGCACTGAAGTCAGCGGTGCTTGATACAGTGATGATGTTAGTAGTAGCGGCTGTTGCAGTCAATGTGACTACGGTTTGCGCTTTTGCGATTTTTAAAGGACGTCCCATTTGTTTTCTCCTATTAAGTGCGGGTTCTATCCGCTACGCAGTGGGTAACTGCATAAACTCTCACCATGAGAGTGTATGATTATATTTATCTTTTTTACGTAAAAAGCAGGGTTACAATCTGCCGACAGCGATCTCAATAACGCCCTCATCACCAGTAAAGTTTTCTAATGATTTACCTAATACTGTACCAATCTTTGGTGCTATGATAGTTGCTTTAGCATAACCGTTACCAGCACTTACCATCATGTCACCCTTAGATACAGGACCTTTTACTTTGACTGGGCATCTACCTTGCAGTGCGATAGCAACTTTATTGCCCTGACATTCGCTGTTCATTACATATGCAGGGTTAGTAGATACTACACCTGCAAGTTTGAATGTCTCTTCACCTGCTAATGTGACTTCTTTCTCGCCACCAAACTCTAATACAGTACCCGGTTCATAAATCTTGTCGCCTTCATAGTATTCTGCTAAGTCAGCGTATGTTGCTTGTAATCTTGAACCAGCTGTTAGAGTCCAGTTACCTGTTACTGTACCTGCTGTTGTGTTAGCACCGGTAGTTAGTGCGGTACCACGTAATGTAGTTGCTCTAACAGTACCAGAGTTAGCATAAACGTTTCCTGCTGTTACAGCACCAGTCACACCTAGAGAAGTCAATGTACCCACTGATGTGATGTTAGGTTGTGCCGCAGTTGTTACAGTGCCTGCTGTTGTTGCTGATGTAGCACTACCTGCACTTGTTGCATAAGTTGCATTAGCAACAACACCAGAAACATTTGCACCTGCAACACTATTAGCAGTAGTTGCGTAAGCTACTGCTCCACTTACATTACCACCTGCTACACTATTAGCAGTAGTTGCGTAAGCTACTGCTCCACTTACATTACCACCTGCTACACTATTAGCAGTAGTTGCGTAACTTACAGCACCTGTTACATTAGCACCAGTAATTGATGTTAATGCAGAACCGTTACCGCTAATTGCAGTTACAGTTAATGTACCAGTTGTTTTATCAAATACAAGACCGTTATTACCTGCTAGGGCACCAGCGTCATTAAATTGAACTTGAGTGTTAACTCCACCAGGAGTAGAATTCCCAACAGTAACGCTATTGATGTTAGTACCGCCGCCTGTAATTGCGGCATAACCAGCAAGTGAAGTAGTCCAAGTCATTGTGAGTGTATTAGCATCTACGTAATCAATAGTTGGATAATCGTATCTACCGGTATAAGAAATGCCATTAGCATCGATTGCTTCAACACCTACATATCTTCTATTAAGATTATGATTAACTGTCCAAACATTACTTGCAGAAACTTGTGTATGTAAGAAATACCCGCCGTCTGGATTAGTCCAACTTAAGTTACCTGCACCATCAGTTTTTAGAATATAATTTGCTGTACCACCAGTGATTGTGACATTGCCAACTGCACCTAAATCTGAGGTTCCAGATACTTTTAAAGTTCCTACGTTAGCATTACCAGATGTAATTAAGTTTCCACCTGTTACACTTCCAGTAACTCCCAACGATGTAAGAGTGCCTACCGAAGTAATGTTGGGTTGTGCGTTTGTAGTTAAAGTACCTGAAACAGTTGTCGCAACGACTCCAGTAGCACCTAAATTACCTACGTTAGCATTACCTGTTACTGCTAAAATTCCACTTGTTGAAATATTACCTGCGCTTAAGTTTCCTGTAACTGTTACAGAAGACATAGTAGCGGAGCCTGTGCTTTGAATATTGCCGGCGATTACGTTAGCAGAAATGTTACCGCTAAAAGTAGTTGTTGTTAAGTTTGAA